AAACAAAAATAAATATTATTGATGCAAAATTAACTGTTTTTACTGTTAAAATATAGCTAAATAAAAATAATGAAAAACTAATCAAGGAAATAACACTTAATTTTCTTGAAAGTTTGTATTTAGATACATAAAAACATATAAGACTAGATATGGATGCAATTAAACAACTTATCATACTAACAACAAATACTAAACTCATAATTACACTTATAAATGTATGCATAACACACCTCCATTTTTGTAAATTAAAACCATTCAACAATTCCCAATGTACCGTTAGGTTTAAAAAACAATTTGTAATCGCCGTACACAAGTCCTTCGGGAAATTTTTTGGAATAAGCAGTTAAAGCACATTCTAAGGCATGTTTTGTAATGCCTAGGAAATCGGCACATTCCCAAACATATTTAAAGCGCTCGTGATAACAGTCAATTAAATCTTGCGGTGTGACTACCATTGTTGCTGCAATATCACGAGCTTTTTGTTCTTGTTTTCTCTTTTCATTTGTATCTTGATCTATTATATCACCAACCGACGTGAGGTGATGCCCAATTTCCTCTGCAACAGTACTGATTAATTCTGTAGGATGTTGCTGAGGATTTAAATACACAACATTGTTAATATACAATCCTTTTTGCTTTTCTGGCATGTTTGGTTCAAACTTATACGTTAAATCTGAAAAGCGAGCCATCAGTTCTTCTGAAGTAACCATTAAAACACCTACTACTTTAATTATTGTGATCGCGTTTCTTAATATAATCAATGAAAGAGAGAATCTCATTCATTTCTGTATCTGAAACGTCATCGTCTATATGAGCAGCGACGGTCATTTGTTTTTTTGTTAGTTTTTGTGTTTTTTCGCTTTCATTATCTAAGTAACCTGCTAAACTCATTAATTTGTCGTATTTTACATCATAAGCTTCTGATAGTATTTTTAAGGCTTCAGGAGTAGGTTTAATAGGAGTACCACGTCTACTAATCCCTTTTTCTAAATCAGAAATATAAGAGTGACTCAAGCGTCCGTTAATTCTTTCCGAAACGCTTCTTAAAGATTCTTTCCCTCGCAATTCACGTAAATAATCTCCTAATGTGTATGACATAGTTTCCACCTCCTTAATAATTGTAATCTATCGCTTACAAAAAAGTAAATAAAAAAAATGTAATTTATGGTTGACAACTTGTAGTACATGTTTTACAATGGTTTTAGTAAGATATAGCGTACAAATGGAGGTGATAAAAATTGAGTAATTCAGTTCGTGAATTTCGCATAAGTAAGGGAATTACCCAAACGAAATTAGCAGAGATGGCCAATATTTCTAGACCATACTTGGCTGAAATTGAAAAAGGTGATAGTAATCCAAGTGCACAAATTGCGATTTCTATCGCAAAGTCGTTAGATACAACTGTTGAGACTATTTTTTTACCAAAGATGTCGTACATGAACAACAGAGAAGGAGAATAAATATGCCAGAAAAACAAAAAATGATTGATTTCATTTTGGAAATCATGCCAAATGTAAAGCTTATTGTTGAACTAGCAACAGATGACCAGTTAGTTCGTCTGTATGAACAAGCACAGGATAAGTTGAACTATCAATTGGATCTAATCTAATTGTATAAAAAAATACATCATATAAAAAGATGGTTAATTAAGAAAGGAAGAAGTAAAAGTAAATGTCAATGTCAGTAATATTAAGAAAGTCGTTAATCGAAGTTCTTAATAAGAAAAATGAAAAGAAGAAAGATGTGGCACGTGAAATCAGTACATCTCAACAATCATTGAGTGATTGGACTTCTCAGAATAATGTTAAACCAGTAACGATTGAAAATGCTCTAAGGCTTAGTGATCATTTTAGAGATTCGGCTTTCACAATGGAAGTTATTCATCAGTTTTTTGGAATATTTAAAACTTGCGATGGAGATGTTTATCGAAAAGATCCTTCATCATTGGACCGATTACAGAAAATTGAATCTAATGAGAGAAAAGCATTGAAGCATGACGTCGAAAGAATTATTTTGAAAAATCCTGAATATTTATCTGAACAAGATATTTCTAAAATAGTTGCATATGCTAGTGAATATTTAGATGAAGTAATTGTTGAAATCACACTACTTAGTAGCTTGTGTGATCTTGCTTCAATAGATATTCGTTATTTAAGCGAGCAACGTTTTCCATATTGGGAACAACTAGGATACATGAGGAAGGAGAATACAAATGGCTTTAGAAGTTATTGATTTTAGATCAAAAAAGACTAAAAAAAATAGTTCAAAGAAAATTCCACCTTTGAAAGCAATAGAAGTAGCAAAAAGAAAAAATGTTTCAGCTGCTACTGTTACAAGATGGATGAAACGAGAAATTGATCCATTACCTGCTAAACGTAACGGTGGTTTGGTAAGGATAGAAGTTGATGAGTTAGAAGAATGGTATGACAGAAATTTTATATAGGAGGATTTCAATGCACAACAAAGAATTTGTTATTAAAGCAATGTTGTTAATTACACTAGGAATTCTATTGTTTGTATTTGTTATGTGCTTAAGCCGCTTAGAGTTTTTTACAGCAACTATGATAGCACTTGTAGCAATGATTATCAGAGTTCTTTGGGTAAATATAGGAGGGAAATAAATGAAACGTAGAAAACTAAAAAGTTTGTATGAAGCTCGAATTTCAGGAGCGTTTATTGCTGTATTTATTTTAGGATTGATAATTAAAAATAGCGTTCCAGTAAATTATCTACTTTTAATTATTGGACCAATAGCAGTCGTTTGGTTCATGAAATACGACGATGCAAAATACGACAATGCAAAATATTTAGCTTACACAAAAAAAGGGACTCATTCGTCCACAAACGATTAAGTCCCATACAAAAATTATACACGTGAATTATAACATAAAAACTGGAGGAAATGAAATGGATAATGAGTCAGATAAATTAACCATGTCAAAACGGTTTGAAGAATGGTTTAAAAACGCAACTGAAAATTGCGCAGAACGAGAATTATACGCTATAGCGTTAATTGCACGTATGGATTGGTTAGTAGATCCAATAATTAGCAAAAGTTATAGATATGATTTAACAACAGAGCTGAATCAAAATCATAGTAGTGCTTGGTATGATGTTGCTACTGAAATTTGTAACAAACGCAAAGAAACAGTTATACGAGCAATCTTAGAAGACAATATTGAAATTGAAGGAGATTAATTTTATGAAAAACATTAGCTTGGAGTCAATCCGTATTCATAATTTTAAAGGTATATCAGACCTTATGATTGAACCAAATGGTAAAAGTATTGATATTTTTGGAGATAACGATGTAGGCAAAACAACTATCTATGATGCTTTTCTCTGGTGCTTGTTCAACAAAGATTCAAAAGAACGAACTAAAATCCAGTGGAGACCACTTGATGAAAATAGCGAGCCGATTCGCGGTAAACAGACATCAGTAACTGTCGTTTTAGCTATCAATGGTCAGGCAAAGGAGTTTGAAAAGGTCCGAGGAGACAAAGAAGTCATCAAACGAAATTCGGAACACAAGTCTTATGAGATGTTTACAAAATACCTCGTAGACGGATTAGAGACCACCACAAAGAAAGCATTTGACGATGAAGTAGAAAAAGTATTAGATCAAGACACATTTAAGAATCTGACTAGTGTGACTTATTTTTGTGAGCAGTTAGTGGCAGATGAACGACGTCAAAAGCTTTTTGAATACTTTGGCAGCAAGACAGATGAAGAGATTATCAACGAATCGCCATCAATTCACCAATTAAAAGAAATTATTGGTAATGATGACATTAAAACAGCTCGTGAGCGTGTGCTTCAAGAACAAAAGCGAATCAACGAAACGCTGAAAAATATTCCTGTAAAAATCGAAGGTATTCAAGCAGCATTGCCAGATATTGAAAATATCAACAAAGAGCAACTATTAACCACTCGCAACGAGTTGACATTAAAGAAAAATGATATCGAAAACCAGCTCGTTACTATTAGAAATGGTGGTAATATTTCAGAATTAATTGCAAGTCTTAATACAAAACAAGAAGAATTAACTGCTGCTAAATTGAAGCATGATAATGCACAGAATGCACGCATTAATGGCATTGAGCAAGGTAAGTCAAAACTCTTTGCTGATCTCAATAAAGCCCAGAAGACGTATGCAGATGAAGAATCAAGTCTTAATGTAACAGAACGTTTGGTTTCTATAAAAGATAATGAACTGATTGCATTAAATAAAAAGCATGAAGAATTGTACGACAAATATGATGAAGTAGAAGCTGAAGAATTTACAGGCGGTCTAGTTTATACCAAATTATCATTCAATGAAAATCTTTTAATTTGTCAGCACTGTAATCGTCCATATGATGTCAAGGATCAAGATGACATGAAACGACATCATGAGGAAGAAGAGCGAAAACGTGCAGAAGAAATTGAGTTAACAAATAAAGAAATAAAAGCCCAGTTTGAAGCGGATAAGCAAATCAAGCTCTCTGAAATTCGAGAAAAAGGTATTCAAAATAACAAAGATCGCGAAGCCCTAAAAAAAGAGATCAACGAGTTAAAAGAACAACTATTGATTAAAACAGAAGCATATAACATTGCTAAAAAACACTTGGAAGATGTGAAGGAAAACTTAGCTGATGTAGAGCAGCAGATTTCCTCATTAAAATTAGACAAAATACCATTTGAAGCAACTGAAAAATATTCAACTATCACTAAAGAAATAAAAAAATTGCAAGAATACATTACTCAAAGTAACGAAGCTATTCTAGAACAAACTTCCGCTAAAACAAGTGAGATTACAGAAATAGATAAAGAAATCGCAAAGATTGATGAAAAATTGGCCTTGCTAAAAGAGTATGAAAGACAGTTATCGATTATTGAAGATTTCAATGAACAAGAGCGCCAATTATCTCATAAGAAAGGTGAAGTATTACAAAAATTAGTACTATTTGAAGAATTCTTTATAACAAAACAGAACATGCTGCAAGAAATTATAAATAGTCATTTCTCAGTTGTTAAATGGAAATTGTTCGATTTCTTTGAAGATGGAGGACTCAATGAAGCAGTATGTGAACCGATGATTGACGGAGTACCGTTCAGTTCTCTAAATAACGGTAGCCGTATGCAAGCTGGATTAGATGTCTCCAACACTCTAATGAAACAGGAAGGCTATATCGTTCCAATTTTTATCGATAACGCTGAAGGTTTGACTAATCACAATAGAGACTCTGTTCAAGTAGATACACAAGTCATTGCGATGTATGTAAGCGAAAAAGATAAAAAAATTAGAATTGAACAGCATTCAATTGAAAAGGCAGGTGCAAAATAGATGGGATTTCTAAAAGACGGAACTGGGTTTATGATGATCGGAAACGTTCCGGAAGGAACCTGCGAAATTTGTGCAGTTAAGCATGATGAAGAGCAACCACATAATCAGCAAAGTTTAACATATCAATATAAATTCTATGACAAAAACAGAAGATGGCCAACTTGGAAAGATGCTATGAGTCATTGTCCCGACGAAATTAAAAAAGTATGGATGGCTGCTTTGACAGAGAAAGGAATAGATATTGATGACCAATGAAATTGCAAAAAATAAAATTTTCGAGAATAGATTAACTAAAATCAACGATACGTTTTTACCACAAGTAGAATCACAGCTATTGAGTAATGGAATAAATATGACTGAATATCAAAAGCAATGCGTAATCAGCGCTATACAAGGAATTAATACAATGCTAACAAACTCAAACTTGTCAATTAATGATGTAGATTCAACAAATATGACAGAAACATTAATGACAATTGCAGCATTACAAGTCAATGCTTCAGCTATTCCTCGTGAAGTCTATTTTCAGACTAGAAATGTTAATAGGAAACAGTTTGGTCAATCAGATAATTGGGTGAAAGTAATTGAAATGGGTATTGAAGGAGATGGAAACGATGCTATCCTTTCAAAATTTGGACGGAACGTAAAACATGTTCATCGTCATTGGGAAGTGAGAGAAGAAGACCATTTTTCGTACCCAGGTTATAAAGGATTGTCAGTGACAGATCCAGAATGGGGGCCAACTGGTAAAGGAAAAGTAGTTAGAGTTGTTTATCCTATTGAAATGTCTGACGGTACAATCGAGTATCACATTGCAGAACGAGAGGATGTTGTTAAAAATTTAATTGCTCATATAAACCAGAACCTTATGAATGAAACTTTTGGTATAGCAAAAAAGAAAAAAGACGCAAGTTATCAGCAAAAGCAGGAAATTGATAATAAAAAGCAAGAAATCATGAACAATTTGAAAACAATGGCTTTAGATGACATTTTAGACAGTCAAGAATATCAATCATATATTAGTCCCGCATGGAAATCTCCACAAAGTAGAGAATCCATGATTGTTCGTAAAATGAGAAACAACATTGTTAAGAAAATTCCTAAAAACTTCGAGAATGCGTATGTCGCTATGCAATATCAGTCGCAAGACGACGAAGTAGTTAAATCAGTTAGAAAAGATGTTACTGAGCAAACAGCACAAGAAGTGTTCGATTTTGATGGAGAACCAACAGAAGTCAAACAAGAAGCAGTAAAACGCGATAAAGAAACTGCAGCAGATGAGACTATCATCGAACCAGAAGAGCCGATTCAAAAAGCAACAACGAATCAAGAAACAGAAAACGAACCAACCCAGACAGCTTTTTTTGATGAATTAACCACAAATATTGCTAGCGAAACAGATGGACGTGGCTTTTAATGATTGAAATTAATATACAAGGATCTTCATCTGCAGGTAATAATTATTTACTTGCAGATGGAAACTCATCCTTAATGTTAGAAGCAGGATTAAAGCCTAAAGATATTATGAAACAAGGTATTAATTTTTCAAATATTCAAGGTTTACTTGTAACACATGAACATGGTGACCACTCAAAGTATATCAATGATATTTTACTCGCTGGAAGATTTGATGTGTGGGCCTCACGAGGAACTTTAGAAGGATTAGGTATAAATAGACGGTCACATATTTTAAAAGCTAACCAGCAACAGAAAATTGGTGATTGGTTAGTTAAACCTTTTGCCACTATTCACGATGACAAAAAGGCACGGGCGAGAGAACCACTGGGCTTTCTTATTCTTTCACCTAGTGGAAAGAAAATAGTATTTGCTACAGATACTAACTATTTACCTAAAACGTTTAAAGACGTCACTCATTGGCTCGTTGAGTGTAATCATGATATCAAGTTAGTAAGACAGAGCAAACTGCCAAAAAGTGTTCAAGATCGAATTTTAAGAACGCATATGAGCATAGATGCCTGCAAAAAGTTTTTTCAGTCAACTGATTTAACAAAAACAGAAGAAATATACCTCATCCATTTAAGCGACAAGAATAGTGATCCAGAAAAATTTAAAGAAGAAATAGAAAAAATAACCAATAAAAAAATAATTATTGCATAGAGAGTGGAGGTGTGACATTGAATTATTTACAACAGATTCTTGCGTTTGACGATTATTTGCTTTATAAACAAAAGCTTTCATCAGGTCAGATTGCTTTATGGCGTGCATTAATGTCCATAAACAACAAAGCAGGATGGGCTACATGGTTTACAGCAGCTAATGCAACATTAGAATCTTTGTCAGGTTTGTCACGCTCAGGAATTAATAAAAATAGAAACGCGTTAAAGCAACTAGGCTTGATTGATTTTAAAAGTAATGGTCGAAAAGCTACTTCTTACAAGGTATGCGTACTTTATACGTTAAATAGTGCGCAAGAGAGTACACAACAGAGTAACGATAAAGTGACACTAAAGAGTACAACGCAGTCAACGAACAGTGGCACATTAATTAAACATAAACAAAATATAAACACAAATAATTCTTTTTCACCAGAAACAGATAAAAATAAATTAAATATATACGCTGCTGTCGAACAAAATTTTGGGAGACCACTTTCGCCTATCGAAATGGAAATGATTAAACAGTGGCAAACAGAAGATAGTTATCCAGATGACCTTATTCAACTAGCCCTTAAAGAGGCAGTTCTTAATCAGGCATTCAGTCTAAAGTATATGGACCGCATATTACTAAGTTGGGAGCGCAAAGGAATAAAAACTAAAAATCAAGCTATAAAAAATATTAGTGAATTTAAAAAGAAAGATGAATTAGATGAGATACCTAGAGAACAGTTACCAAAAGTGACAATGCACAACTGGTTAAATCCAGAAGACAGTTAAAAAGGAGTTGAAATTATGGGGTTTTCTACAAAACAAATAAAAGACATTCGTCACAAAATGAAAAATGGAAAGATGCAGCTAAAGCAATTCACTGTTGGTGATCTGACATTTGATCAAGTCAAAGAAGAGCTATTTCAAGCAGCGCTAATAGACTATTTAGACTTTCACGGTATCAAGGAAGATATTCATTCTTTCATGCATGATGCTCTGAACGGCGACAGCGAGAAATTAGCTACTGCTCAGTTTGTCGCTGATGAAATTGTCAAAAAAATTGAAGCAGCTGGACTAAAAGATGGCGATGTAAAAAAAATAAAATATGTAAATAAAGATGCTTACGATTCACCAGAACAATTTTTGAGAGAGGAAGGATTGATTAAGTGAAAGCGTGGAGTCAATTTGAAGATATGATCGAGCGAACGAATGAATGGTATTGCCGAAATCGTAAAGGCACAGTGACAAAAATACCTAATGGAACTAAAACTATAAGGGTTGGTGGAAAACCTGTAGTGATTCCAACTAACAAGACAGGATGCGATTTTATCGGACATTTGAAGGGTCGTCCAATCGCCTTTGATTGCAAATCTACTGAAAATAAAACCGCATTTCCATTTTATGTTGGAAATAAACCAATGTTAAAAGATCACCAAAAAAATTTTTTAAAGGATTTTAAATTAAGCGGTGGAACAGCATTTTTATTAATTCAATTCAACAAAAGTCATCAAGTATTTTTAGTGGATGTTGATGATTATTTAAATATGCAAAAAAACTTGGGACGTAAGAGTATTCCATTAGATTACTTAAAAGAGTTTGAGGTTCGACAGCATGGATATTATTCACATTATTTAGAAAAGTTAGAGCAAAACTACTGGTAAGAACAGATTTAGGAGGAGTGGAAATGAGTATTGTATTACCTAAACAAAAACATTTAAGAGGTCCGTTACTTGATTACCTGAGAATTGCAGAGGATAATGGCGACTTGTTTGCATGGAGAAAGGCGTGCGAAATTGGGCGAGAAATATTCTCAGGTGATTTTTCAGACAATGCTAAACCATTAATTGTTATATACAAAGATGGATCTTCAGAAGTATTTAACACAAGAGCTGATGTAATTTCAGCGTGTCGAATCGGAAATGAAACTTTGCGAAAATGTTTGGAGAATGGTGAGCAAGATAGATTGGGTCGCTGTTATGACTATGCCATTTTAGAGTAGCAAATTGTAATAGCAAATCGTATCTTTTGGTTCAATGGGTTATTCATTATGAATTTTAAAATTATGAGTTTGGAGGGGGAGCAATGGGAAAGAATTTACTCAGAGAGAAGAAGCGATTAATACGACAAAAAATTCTTTTTCTGACGGGTGAAAACGAATCTTGGATGAAGAATCCAGAAATCGTGAAAGAAGTCCAGAGGCTCTCTAAGCAATTAGAGTCAGATCTTATAGCGGATAAGCGACCATTACCCAGTTTAGATCCTGATAAATTAACAAAAGAGAAGTACCAACATTTCTTAGATTTAGGTTATCAAGTAGGAGATATTAAGAAAGCTTTAGGACTAGGCACAACAACCTTTCAAAATTGGCGAAAGGCTAACGGAATAGAAAATAAAATTAATAGAAAACAAAAGAAAGAGGAGAGTAAACTTATGAAATTTAACATTAATACAGCAAGTTTATTATTACCAGGAACATTTGGAGCAGAAGGAAAAGAGTGTATTACGATTTCAAAAAGTGGGTTGGCTTTGAGCGGTCCAGTTGTGAGACGACTAAACAAACCTGAATGGGTTCAATTGTATTTAGACGAATCAAGATTAGCATTGTTTGTCATTCCCTGTAAAGCGACGGACGAAGGCGCTAGAAGTTGTGTAAATCCGAAGTCAAAAAAGAAAGCAGGGTATCGTAAAAGCTGGTCAGGTAGCATTTTAGAGAAGGTATCAAAAACCAGCAAGATGGATATTGAAAATTATCGTTATCATGTTGAACCAGAAAGCGTTGAAGGCTATCCAAATGCTCTTGGTTTTGATTTAACAAAAGCCGTAAAAAATTAATTATAAATTATTGAGGGTGAAAAAATGAAAAGAATCAAAATTAGAATTTTTATTAATACTGGGTCCTTTACAATGGCTACTTTTGATACAGAAATATTTGCCGAAACATTCAAAAATTTAACTTCAATACTAAATGACGATGAATATAAATACAAATTTGTAAAAATCGGTGATGTGATTATTAAACCAGTAGAGGTTACGAGAATAATTAAACTATAAAATTTATAAATGTAGCGAAAGGAATAGAACATGAAATTCAAAAATGTGGAATTAATATCAAAAAACGGTATCGATAAAAAAATTGAATCAGTTGATATTGATGAACTTACAAAAGAAGAATACGTAATGCTTAGGAATCTAGGACTAGGTGACCAACTATCCCATAAAACGAGTATGACGCTTAACGAAATTGAAATAAAACTTGATATTTTCGGTAAAGTATCTATAACACAAGGGTTCTATGTGTTAATTAATTAGAAAAATGGCTATAAAAATTAACTAATTTGAAGTGGAGGCATAACAATTGCAGACAACAATGAATTCGATGACATGAAATTCACAGAACAAGAAATCAAAGCAATTGATGAACGTTATTTTCAATTTGCTGTGAAAGTTGATGGTGACTAATGAAAACTGATTTAACCAGACAAGCTGAGAAATGCTTGTGGCACTACACCAACAAAATGGGAGTATTCGGCTGTTTTGAGGTAACCATTGGCTGGTATGGCAAGGAAAGAGTCGACTTCATGACTTATTCAACAGACAACACCATTAGATGCTATGAAATTAAAGTTACAATGGCAGACTTGAAAAGTTCTGCGAAACAGACGTTTTTAGGTGATTATAACTATTTAGTGGTTACTAACGAATTATGGGAAAAGATTCAAGCCAATCCAGATTTAAAATGGAAATATAGTAATCAGGGAATACTAATTTTTTCTGAATTAAGACACAACTTAGGAATTACAAGTGTCAAAAAAGCGAAAAAGCAAAATGTCACGTTAGGAACACGAGCAACTGTCTTAGAAAGTATGGTGCGATCTTTAAATCGAGAAGTTGAGAAGTTTTACAAGGTAAATCCTTTTTGGGGATTAAGTGAGGAGGCCAAATAGATGAAAATTATAGCAAGAGATCGAGGAACTGGAAAAACAACAGAGCTAGTTAAAGAATCAGCTAGAACAGGTCAGTATATTTTAGCAGCGAATAAAGCTCATGTTCAAGCCATTGAACAAATTGCCAAAAAAGTAGACGTTACTATTCCATATCCTGTAACGGTGGATGAAATTGTAAGAATGGACCGATTTACATGTGGCAGTTCTATTCAACGAGATGGATTGCTGGTGGATGAAGCAATTATGGTTTTAAGTAAACTAATTGGCTTAAAAATCACTGGTGTGACTATATCTCTTGAAGGAGAACAATAATGCTAAGTTATCCAGAAGTTTATATCTTAGGTCGTCAAATCGACGGTGTGTATGTTGAATACCTGCATGGATCAGAGCAAGCCGATTTATTTTTCGATTATACAATTGCTCGTGATGAAAGAAATCATATGAATAAAACCAATATGAAAGATGGCACTTGGGAAATTTTAAAGTATGGCAGACCGATCACGCTAAAGGAGAATTAAATGAAAACAGCTGAAGAAGAAATCAATGAATTACTGGGCAAATACAATTTTGATTTAGCGGTTTTAAAGGATATTAACTATAGATTATCTTGCTGTAGAGAGGAATCATATGTCAGACAGCAATTACGATATCTAAAGAATCAAATCATCATGGGATTTGCGACTGAAAAAAAGAAATAATAAGATATTAATTAATGAAAAGAGGAAAATTTATGGGTAAGAAAAAATCAAAAATTAAAAAGAAAAAGCGTCGTTTACAAGAGAAAGCAATGGCCAATGGAACGATAAATACGAAAAAAAATAATCAGAGGTGGATTATGTGGACTTTAAGCCAGCCAAACTATCCGAATTAGAGAATTTTGATGGAAAGCATGTTATAATACTAGTTAGCAACGGGCAAACAAAAGTAGCCGATCTGCCTGAACATGGAATTGTTGAAGTAATATCTCATGCTGGTAAAGTAACGTTTATTGAACAAAAAATTAAAGAAAAATTTTAATATAGTCTGACTAGACATACTAGAAGACATCTGACCAATTGTGTTTTTACACATTGGTTAGGTGTCTTTTTGTATTTTTATTAGAAGGAGCGATTCGCCGATGTTAGACCAACACGGAAGAGAGATTTTGATTCAGGAATATAAGTCTGATTTAAAAGACGCAAGTCGTCAGCATCGACGAATTGCAAAAAAGAAGTATCAAATTGAAAAAAATGGCAGATTAGAAACAATTGATGACCGTACTGCAGAAGATATAAAGGAACAGTCCATTTATGCTGAAATTATTTCATCTACCAAATATGCGTTATATTGGCTTGAACATGGAATTGAGCGACCTCTTGATGAGGAGGCAGCAAAAAAAATACCTAAATATCGCAGAGCTAAACATATTACAAATATGGATAAGATATCATACGAAATTTATTGTAACCAGTATGAATCTGCACGTAATTACCCTATTACTGAAGAGAAACAAGAGATGTTGATTCAACTTAAAGAGTTGTTATCAACGTTCAGTGAGAGAGAACGTGATTTGTTTGATTATATCCATAATCAGCAACTTACTTATGCAGAAGCTGCTGAAAAAATGGATATTAAAGTAGGGACTGCTAAATCCATGTCACAACGAATTAGGAATAAAATTGATGCTTATTTCGAATATGGACATCAGATTTCATTATTTTAAATTTCATTTTTTTGTAAACCATTCCCACCTATAGGTGAGAGGTAAAATTCTCCTATTCTAAGTTGGTAGAGTAGCTTAATAATATTTACTTGTAAAAAAATACAAGAGAGGAGGTGTTCCTCCTCCTCTAATTTTCTACAAATTACAAGTAAATTAGGTAGACGTGTAGCTCAATAGGTAGAGCAGTTGATTTTTAATCAATGGTGCGTGATTGCTTGTGCAGGTTCGACTCCTGTCACGTCAATAAGTGGGAAACCACTTAAATAAAAAATCGGTATATGTCAATAAATGTTTCTACTACTGTGACACACGATTTTCACTCCTTCCTTTCAAAGTGCCTGCCTGCGGAAACAGGAAAAGGCGAGCAACCTAGTATTGTTATTCAGTGTGGATTCGGCTAGGCGTTCCACATAAATTTAAATAGGGGATACATTATGAATTACTGGTACATAAGTTTAAGTAAAAATTACCCACCAAAAATAACTAGACAAGTTGAACTTCATCGACACTATGCTGTTGTTGAATGTATACAACGTGTAAATAAAAAAGAAATGGTAGCTCTAGAATTGAATTTTCTAGGTTATGGATTTTATAAAGACAATCACATTCAAGAAAATTTAACACATAAAAAAAGGAGTGTTCATTATGAAAGAACTAATCAAAGTATCAGTCAATGAAAATGATGAACAGTTAGTTAGCGGTAGAGAGTTACACGAATTTTTGCTGGTTGGAACGCCTTATAAACGATGGTTTGAACGAATAACAGAATATGGATTTGCTGAAAACGTTGATTTTACCGTGATTGCCAAAAATGTCCATGACGAGACAGCTTTTGGTGGCGTTCGTACTGTTACTGATCACGCTATGACCTTAGATATGGCTAAAGAGATTTCAATGATTCAAAGAACTGACAAGGGTAAACAAGCGCGACAATATTTTATTCAACTAGAAAAAGCTTGGAATAATCCTGAGATGGTCGTGCAACGCGCCTTACAAATTCAAACAAAAAAAGTTGAAGCTCTACAATTAGAAAATGAGCAATTGAGGCCCAAAGCGTTATTTGCAGATGCTGTCAGTGTTAGCCATACTAGTATTTTGATTGGTGAGCTTGCTAAATTGATTAAACAAAACGGTGTAGACGTTGGTGCTAAACGTTTATTTTCATGGTTACGTGAAAAAGGATACCTGATTAAAAGAAAAGGTACCGATTGGAATATGCCCACACAGAAGTCAATGGATCTCGAATTATTTGAAGTGAAAGAAACGACTATTGCACGTTCCGATGGTAGTGTAAGTATCAGTAAAACGCCTAAAGTTACTGGGAAGGGTCAGATTTATTTTGTGAATAAATTCTTGTCAGAATAACTCCAGAATGAAATTTTATATTTCATTTAACTGTTCGATTATAGTAAGCAACTCTTGCAGTGAGTTTTTCATATTTTTACCTTGAAGGGTTTCTTGGTAAGCGGCAAACTGTTTTTTATTTCGGGGGTCATCATCAAATGGCATTTCATCCCACACACAATAGCTTTTTCCAAAAATAAATTTTTTAGTAATAACTAGGGGAAAGGTAAAACTTGGCTTTACATCTAAAGCAACAAATTTAAAAGGTGTTTCTCCATGCTTGCTATAATTCCAAAGATATTTGTAACCAAGTAATGTTTTATCTTTGTAGATGTTTTTATTTGATCGTTCTAAAAAACTTCCTACAAAAGCTAGAGTAATAAATATTTGTTCTTCTATTAAAATATTAAATGAACTATCACTTGTGTTAAACAATCCAGGATTGTTTAACATGTTGATTGAAAGATTGATATGTTTTAATGTTAAAGCACGTAATGTTTTAAGTTCCATAATTATCTCCTCCTGTGTATATAGTAACATATAAATAACAGTTGCTTTCCTAATACAAATATAAATACAAAAACACTGAAGCAGATAGAACATATAGTAGCTAAAAATAATATTTTCTTCTTTTCGTGATATAATTGTAGTAAAGGAGAATTTTATGTCAAAGAAATATAAGATTATTGATACCCTTAGTCGTGTTGAATTTGGAGAATTAAAACAATGTGAGTTTGAATCCTACAAACAATTTGTAAAAAAATATAAATGGTTTGAAAACGTCTTTTTTCCTTTGAGTTAGCGAATAAATCGGTGAAACAATTCAAAGACTTTGAAAAACACATAAATTCGAAAGAAAATAAATATGATATAAATGAAATTCACACAACTGGGCTATACCATATAACTAGCTTGGTTTTATTTCTAAGATTATTTATCGACAATTCAAAAAGTTACTCAACCAAGGTGTCTTCAGAGTGTAAACTATTCATCAAAAAAACAGAGAAAAATCCAAGTATAAAAATACTGAAAGCTTTAAGAGATTATTCTCAACATTACCACTTACCAGTGGAAAATACTCATAGAGTATATGATATATTTAACGAAACTATGACAACAAAATTTATAATCACCAAGTCTGATCTTTTAAAAAATAAAGAAAACAAACGCAACCTTGCTATTATCGAACAATATCCTGATGATGAAATAAACATTGGTGAAAAAATTGATGAATGGTTTCAAAGTATTACTTTGCTTATGGAGAATATTTTAGAAGAATTTACAAGTAATATTTCAGAAGAGACAAAAAATATATTGCGCAATAAGTTTGGATGGATTCAAAGTAAAGATAAGAAGTATTTTTTGAATTCAGTTGTTGAAGAAGGTGAGTATTATCCAGAAATCTATTATTCAACAGAACCACGAGTTTTAAATGTTATACTAATGATGATTTAATGCAGTTTTTTTCTATATTTGTAATTAAATTAGAAAGGGGAGGTGAAGTTAATGGCAAATCAGATGAAAGAACCAACTAAAAAAATTAAAGAGAGATATGATTTGTTTGTTGATTACTACCTCCAGTCTTTCAATGCGACAAAAGCTGCTGTTTTAGTAGGTTATTCCGAAAAAACAGCAAGGCAACAGGGACATAAATTACTAACAAATGCTTACATTAAAGAAAAAATTCAATTGGAAATGAAAAGACTACGCGATCGTATGAAGGACGAGGGATTGCGTAGTTTTTCAATGCTGTTAGATATAGCAATGCAAACTGAAGGGAAAATACAAGCTCACAACGAAGCTGAGATAGCAATTGATAAAATAAAGTCTGAACTTAGCAATTTAGAGCTCGAAATGCTTAAGGCTAATAACGACTTAGAAAAAGTACAAAAGTCAGCAGATGCTATTGATGGTCGAAAGAAAGAAATGCGAAGCCACAAAAGAAGTCTTTTAGAGCAGATTGATTCCATAAAAAAAGAATATTTTGAAATGAATCTTGAAAGAGTTGTGTTACTAAATGAATTGTCAAAGCATCAATCTCGTTATCTTGATGCCAAGGAATGGGAAAAATTACAGAATCTAAAGAAATCTATTTTCCAAGACATTTTAGACCGAGGCGGATTTAAAGCAATTGACCAGATACAGCATAGCGGAAAAGTGGATGTTAATCCGCTTGCGAATTTGTCGGAAGAAGAATTGAGGCGATTAGCAAATGGACCAAGAGCAACTTGATGCATTAGCTAACGCTGCATTGGAAGAACTAGCTAGACGAAATTATGGGGATTTCTTCTATTTGTCACATGGTAAACAATGGGATTTATTAAGACATCAGAAGTACATTACAGATCGACTTCAAAAAATAATTGATGGGGAGCAAAAGTATTATATTATCGAAATACCTCCCCAACACGGTAAATCTACTGTAATTACTGAGACATTTCCAGCTTATTATTTAATGAGGCATCCAGATAGTCTGGTGATGGTTGTTTCTTATTCAAAAGAATTATTCCAAAAGTTTGGCAGAAAGAACCGCGAAAAGTTCCGCTTGTTTTCGGACCAATTATTCGGCTTACAAATAAGCTCTGAAACTTCATCTGTTAGTGAATGGGGAGTTGAAGGTCATCTAGGCTCGCTTTACAGTACTTCGATTCTAGGTGGTGCAACAGGGCGTGGAGCAAGGCTTTTAATTATCGATGATCCGATAAAAAATAGGGCAGAAGCTGAATCTAAAACAATTCGCGATAAAATATATAATGAGTGGCAAGACACTTTCTACTCTCGTTTAACGGCGGATGCCAGTGTCATTGTAATCATGACTAGATGGCATGAGGATGATTTAGCAGGTCGTCTGTTAAAAGAACAAACATTGCCTTGGGAAGAAATTAAAATACCAGCTATAGCCGAAGATGACGACTTACTAGGAAGAAAACCAGGAGAAGCGTTGGCACCTGAAATTGGGAAAGATGAGGAGTGGGCTGCTAAAACAAAAGCAGTTACTGGTTCTCGTGGCTGGGCTGCTTTGTACCAACAACGACCAACGCCAGCAGGTGGTAATATTTTCAAACGTTCATGGATTAAGTTTTACGTGCCAACATTAGCCAAAAAAATTGAATTTAACTTGGGAGATGACGTGGTTATTTTACCGCGTCTTTTTGATAGGCAGGCGCAGTCGTGGGACTGTACTTTCAAAGACACCGAAACCTCTGACTATGTTTCTGGTCAAGTTTGGGACAAGAAGAGAACCGATTTTTATTTATTAGACCGTCATCATGAGCGCATGGGCATAGTTGAAACGATGAAAGCAATCAAAGTTATGTGTAATAAATGGCCTAAAGCCAGAGGGATTTATATTGAGGATAAGGCAAACGGAACCGCTGTTATTGAGATGTTAAAGAAAAAGATATCTGGAATAGTTCCTGTGACTCCAGATGGTGGAAAAGAAGTTAGAGCCAACGCAGTTGCCCCTCTTTGGGAAGCAGGAAATATCTATCTTCCTCACCCTTTAATTTGTCCTTGGGTAAATGACTTTATTGATGAACTAGTAGCGTTCCCAAATGCAGAACATGATGATGACGTTGACAGTATGACCCAATTGTTAAACAAAATGGTCAGCAAAGTAAGTTTAAGAGAAAGGTATCTCGACAATTAAAAATTTGAAAGGCGGTGAGTAAATGGGGAATATAGCCAATGAAGCTAAGTTATTAAAGTTAGATGGTAAAGCATATCGAAGTGACTTTATGCTTGGAAATGGCAAAGGCCATGCTAGAGACAACTTATCTAGACAAAGACCAGGTATGAGCAAGAGATTGTCACACTCACAATTAGAGTCACTTTACTCGTCTAACTCGATGGCGAAAAATATCGTAGACATTCCAGCAGAGGACTTAACTAGAAATGGGTGGAGTCTCAAAATGCAAGATGATAAAGTAAAAGCTCTGTACGAAAGTAAGCTGAGACAACTGAAGGCTAAGGAACGATTACAACAACTATTCACGTATGAACGATTATATGGAGATGGATTCGTAAGTATTGGAACAATAGAGAAAAGAGAATACTCTCTAAGTGAACCATTAGACTTTGAAAATATTAAAAGTGTTCCGTATATTAATGCATTTTCAGGCAAAAAGATTAGTAATAGAATTATTGATCAAGATGTTTTTAGTCCAAACTACGGACAGATTGAATCTTTTGAAGTCAATAACAGATCAAACAACAGTCGTATCCAGCTGTTAAATAATACGACATACAGTACTGCGACTAAAATTCATCGATCACGAGTGCTGCATCAGCAAAATTTACGCTTTGAAGATGAATTAGAAGGATCATCTTTATTAGAGAATCTTTATGATATCTTAACTGTAGCTGACACATCTGTTTGGTCAGTCGGACAAATTCTGTATGATTTTATTTTCAAAGTATACAAGTCATCAGATGTTCGTAATTTAACAGCAGAAGAAAAATTAGAAATTACAATGAAAATGGATTACAAGTTCAGAACAGAGGCGCTTGCTATTATTGACTCGGAAGAAAGTCTTGGTAAAGAAAGTTCTTCGGTAGCAGGTATCGGTGAACTTTTAGACTTTGTTTGGGATTACTTAGCAGGGGCTGCTCGAATGCCTAAGACTGTTTTAAAAGGTCAAGAGGGCGGAACTGTTACTGGAGCACAATATGATGTCATGAACTACTATTCTCGTATAACTGCTATACAAGAAAATCAGTTAAGACCACACCTTGAATATCTCATGCGGTGTCTAATGTGGGCAGAGGACGAATGTGGCGGTCGACTTGACCCTGATTCAATCGAATGGTCTATTGAATTCAATCCACTTTGGAATGTTGACAGCAAGACAGATGCCGAAATACGTAAGTTGACAGCTGAAACAGACAAAATTTACATCGAAACTGGTGTATCTGATCCAGAAGATGTCCATGAAGCGCGCTTTGGTCGGTTTGGCGTAACTGAAACTTCTAAATTTAACGCAGATAGCTTAACACCAGACGAATTAGACATAATGGCTGCTGCTGTCTATACGAACTATAAACGGGTAAGGGATCATGAAAAATAATCCAAAAACAAGATATCCGTTACGTTTAGAAGAAAGCTATGCTAAAAACATTCAGAAGGCCCTAAAAGAAATAGAAAAAGTTTCATTATATGAATTTGATAAGTATTTAGCACCGATAATAGATGAAAATAAGCTAGTAAACGATTCAAAGTTTATTCAAGACGGACTATTTGATGCCGCATCGAAACTAATCAGAAAAGCGCAAACATACTTTTTAGGTATTCTTCAAAACAGAACCGCACAAAAAATAGTTCGTAAGCATATTAATAGTGTCAACGCATTTAACAAGTCTAATGTGAACTCTCAACTTAGCGCTAGAGGAATAAACCCACTACAGACTGAAAAATGGTTAGACAGCTATGTTCAAGCTAAAATAGCGGAAAACATCAGTTATGTCACTAATATTCGTGATGATTACTCAAAAAAGTTTGAACAGGTTATTTATCGCGGAATCACAGAAGGAAAATCTTCAAACGAGATAAGAGAAGAGCTTGTTCATCAAGCTGGTATGTCATCAGACAAAGCAGCGTTTATTGCTCGTGATCAGACAGGTACTATTTTAGGTCAGATGAATAGTGAACGCCAAAAACGAGCGGGATTTCAAGCTTTTAGATGGAGTGATAGTGGAGATGAACGAGTTAGGGATTCTCATCGAGAACGTAACGGGAAGATTTACTTTTATGCTGATAATCCATTATTACCAGGCGAAGAATATAATTGTCGCTGTGTAGCTGAGCCGGTCGACGATGAAGAATTGCTTGAAGAAGGCGTTGAGATTGGCCTTTCTCATCAAGAAGAGCATGCGGTCAAGATATATGTTAGCTCTGAAGCTTACAAATTAAACGATAAGCTCAGAAACGGTCATCAGTTAGATGAAAGAGACTTGAAATTGATAGACAATTTAGACAAAGCGTTAGGCAAAATGACCAACTATGATGGTGAAGTAACACGTTCCATGTTTTTTGATAGCAGTGATGATCTAGTGAGGTTTGCTAACAACTACAATTTAAATGATGTTGTTCAATTTCCTGAATACATTTCGACTACAAAAGACATTTACTCAGAGCAAGACTCGTTAAGATTTGTTATAATGAGCTCAACTGGAAAAGATTTAGGTTCTTACAACAAGTCTGAAAAAGAAGTTCTGTTTAATCGTAATACCAAGTTTATTGTTAAAGACAGATATTTATTGGATGGAAAACCATTTATAGTACTGGAGGAATATCATGAAGAAAGATGAGAAAAATAAACAGCGCTGGAAAGATGCCCCAAAATCCAAAAGCTTAGGTTACCCAGATGAGATGACAAAAAAAGAAATAGATACATCAAAAAAGAAAGATAAAGATTTCATGCAGCAATTGAAAAAGTCTTTAAAAGAAAAAGAAGAGTAGCACCGACCTTATAGGTTGGGGCTATTTTTTATACTCAAAAAACAGGAGGGGCACTAATGGATAGTCAAAAATTTATTGATTTATGTAAAAAGCATGTTGTTGATTTTGCTAACAGTCAATTGGATTACACAGATCAAAAAAAAATAAGCGAGTCTGATATTTACGTGGTCTGGTTGGCGAAAACCCTGCAAAATAATAAAGCATTATTAAGTACTAATCTATTTGATGGTATGTATTACGAAGTTACCTTCAACGGTGATAAAAATGAACTATATTTCGATGCTTATAAAAAGTGGAGAAATATCAGGTTTGATGTAACTGAAGGAGGTGATCAAAATGGCTAAAGAGAAAAAAGCTTCTAGTAAAGAAGAAAACAAAAAAGAGTTGTCAAAAACTACGCAAAAAACGACTCATACTGTTTCTGAAGGAGAAACTGCTAGTGAAATTGCGACACGCTATCATATGAGCCTACGAAAATTACTGGATCTTAATGAGTTAGAGTCGATTAATCAAGTAACCGAAGGCATTCGCTTATTAGTCGAATAGTGGGGTGAAGACATGGTAATTAGATATGACAAAGCCTTTATTCAGGATTTTAAAGAAACTGATGAAGGCTATTTGACAATCACAGCTTGTCCAATTACACGACCAGGTGTTTTCCCTTACCGTCGAACTGATGGCGGATTATCAATGGAGGCAAAATTGCCTGATGAATTATTTTCTAAGACAACTGTACTTTCAGCAAATGCTAAGCCAATGACTGATGATCATCCGACCGAACCAGTAACAGCAGCTAATTACAATAAATATTCAAAAGGCATGACTCATAATGATGCTCACGTTTTAGATAATAAGCTATTGGTTTCGTTCACAATTACAGATGCAGAAACAATAAAGAAAATTAACGATGGAAAACGTGAACTGAGCATCGGCTTTCAAGCAGATGTAACAAAAGAAACTGGCGTGTATAATGGCATGCAATATGACTCTGTTCAGAGAAACATGCAAATTAATCATATTGCAATAGTTGATGAAGGCAGAGCTGGTCCAGAAGTTGCTATACGTGGCGATTCAGTTGCTTTCATGATTGATTCAAAAGATAAACAAACAGGAGGAAATAACATGTCAAAATTAATTATTGATTCAAAGGAATTTGAAGTGGATTCAATTGTAAAAGCAAAATTTGAATCTTTAGAAGCAAAATTAGATGCAGCCGAACAACGTAAAGCAAACGTTGAGAAATTAGAAGGTGAGCGAGATGCTTTAAAAGCTCAAATTGATAAGTTAAATAAGGAAATTGATGAAGCAAAGAAAAAAGAAGTAACTGCAGATGCTTTGGATAAGCGTGTTCAAGATCGTGTTGATCTAATTAATAAAGCACAAAAGTTTCTTGGTGATTCAGTTGATTTCACTGGCAAATCTGATCGTGAAATTAAAGAATCAGTAATTGCCAAAACATCACCTGACTTTAAAGGTGATGGAAAATCAGACGATTATATTGCAGCATACTTTGATTCAGCTGTTGCAAATGTGGAGAAAAAAGGATTTACAAATCCAGCAGCGTTCAACGATGCAAAAGATAAAGATAAAGAAGCGGCGGAAGAAATTGAAAAACAAAAAAATAACCGTTTGAACATGAACAAAAAGGAGGATAAATAACTATGACTATTCCTTATCCAGAAAAGTATATGAAGCCTGAACTTGGTATTGGGAAATTAGCTAATTATCAAGGTGTACAAGCAGATAGTCTTGTTGCAGGTGCTGGTGGCTTAGGTTTCGGTGTAGGTGTGCAAGTAACAGAAGACGTTGCTACCACATATAAAGATGGGCAATTTTATGGTATTTCATATGCTAAAAATTATGTAGAAGAAATCCCTTACGGAGATGTGGAAAAAGTTGGTAAATATAAAGAACACGAAATGGTACCGATCTTACGTAAAGGGGCTATTTGGGTGAAAGTTGACGAAGATGTTTTAGCAGGTGAAAATGCAAAAGCTTTATCAACTGGAAATTTTGGAAAAGCAACTATTAGTTCTGATCCAGCTACGACACCATCAGATACCGTGATTGGTACATTTAAAACAACAGCATCAGCTGGTAATTTAGCAGTTTTACAAATTAACTTACCTTAAAAACTAGGAGGACAACTAAATGGGAAATGATGTAACAGCAACTTTAGAAGCACGTGACCTACAAGCAATTGATAAGGTCATTTATCAAGCACCACAGGAGGAACTTGTGGCGCGAACCATGTTTAATGTTAAAACAGATATCAATCCAGGAGCGGAAACATACGCATATAATGTTATGACTAGAAGTGGCGCTGCAAAAATTATCGCAAATGGTGCAGATGATCTTCCTTTAGTTGACATTGATATGAAACGTTATCAATCACCAATTTTTACAATTGCTGCTGGTATTCGTTATAGTCGACAAGAAATTCGTCAAGCTCAAATGATGGGAACTTCAATTGATGCAACAAAAGCAGAAGTGGCACGACGTACTATTGCTGAAAAAGAAAATAGCTTTATTTTTGTGGGAGATCCTAAAGTAAACCATAAAGGTGTTGCGAATGCTGAAGGTATTCAAGTTATTAATTCACCTAAGAAGTGGAAAGAAATGACTAGTGAAGAGATTGTTGAACAATTACGTACATCTCGAGCTAAAATTACTATTATTCCAGGATTTAAAGGATCTAGTCTAAAATTAATGGTTGCTCCAGAACAATATGAAGAATTGAATCGTCGTTATGGTGAATATGATGCCCGATCAATTATGAAAGTTGTTCAGGAAAATGGCTGGTTTTCATCTATTGAGCAAGTTTATGATTTAAAAGGTGTAGGTACTGATAATTCTGATTCATTTATTATCATGGATACAAAACCATCAACTTGTGAAATTTTACTTCCAGAAGACATCGTGCGTTTAGAGGTTGAATGGTCTTTTCCAAATTGGAAAGTACCATTTGTAGAACGTTGTGGTGGTGCGTTAATTAGAACGCCATATGCAATTGTTCGTGTGGATGGTATTTAAAAATAAGGAGGTAAAGATTATGTTAGTACACAATAAAGGTTCATATATTAGACATATTGGAAATGTTCGATTAATTCCAGGTGTAAATGATTTAGATAATTCAGATGCTGAAGAATTTATTAAAGGTATGGAATTACCATTAAATAAATCGTTGGAAAGATTAGGAGAAATTGAGATTTTGGACCATATAACAAAAGGAAAATCAAAAAAAGCAGTTGGTTTTACTGAATTAACAGCAAATAAAGCAGTAGAATCCATTGCTGATACGTTCGATTTAGAATTGTTGGAAAAATGGTTGGAAGAAGAGCAAGCAAACAAAAATCGCACAACTGTAGTCAAAGCAATCGAAAATCAAATTGATGATATTAAAAACCCTGATGAAGACAGCGTAGTTAATCCAGAATAGGAAGTGGTACTATGCCAAAAAGCACAGTTGAAAATGTTAGGTTAACAGCTGCAGAACTAGCAGGAGTTAACAATGATTCTATTAAGTTGTTTATTGATGATGCTTGGCTAGAAGTAGATGCATTGCCATTTAAAGAAGATGTTAAGGAGAAAGCGTGTCGATATCTCGCTTGCCATCTAGCCGTTTTGAACAACCAAAATACTAAATCCGAGCAAGTAGGCTCGCTAAAAAAAGAGTATTCGGGTTTTCACTCAACTTTTACCGACCTAAAAAGAACCGTTTATGGTCAAGAGTATTTACGTCTTTACAACGAATACGCTAAAAAAGGTTCATTGAGTTTGGTAGTGATTTAATGAAAATAAATGAAATAAACAGAATTCCTCAAATTATTAAAGAATTATCCTTGCTAAAACGATTTGTTATACAAATCGGAATATTTGGCTCGGATGATTCTTTTATGGCTATGATTGCAAACGTCCATGAGTTCGGTTGTACGATAAAACCTAAAGGAAAATACTTAACTATTCCTCTATCAAAAAAATATAAAGGAAAAAGTCCGAGAGACTTTGATCTATTCTTTATGCAAACAAAAGAAGGGCATAAGTTTTTAGTAATGAACAAAGGAAAAGATCAGCTTGAGTTTGCATATATGTTAACTGAGAAAATCACAATACCAGAGCGTTCATTCTTGCGCTCGACTTTTGATGAGAAAAATAAAGAGTGGTCAGATTATTCTTTGACGTTAGTTAAAAAAGTAGTAGATGGAGAATTGACTGCTAATGAATTAATGAATCACTTAGGCCTGCGCATTCAGCGAGATGTTCAGCGAACGATTAGAAATTTATCTGATCCGCCAAATTCTCCAATAACAGTCAATAATAAGAAGTCTAGTAATCCATTAATTGATACAGGAAAATTAAGACAGTCAGTGACTTATAAGGTGGTGAAAGGTTAATGCAAAGAATGAACTTTTCTAGTCTTATAGAAACTTTTGCGGTTGACTTTCAGTTAGTGTCACCTTCAGTTGAAGGTGCTGGTAAATACATTCACGGCGAATGGTTTCCTACTAACGAAGAACCCAAAACTGTTTCTGGGGCGATTATCCCATACGACAATCGGACGATTTATCAAAGTGGTGGAACACTCACATCTAGCGACAGGCAACTTGCTTACGTTGGCTCGATTCCTTTAGGTTCTAAAATTATTGACATGGGAAAAGAGTACAAAGTAGAAAGCGAAGAGCCATATGCGGAACACTATGCAGATGTGAACCTTTACAGATTAAAGGCGGTGACCAATAATGCCGCAAATTAATGGGGCTTTTAGTTTTGAGCTTTTAGCTGATGAGCTAATAGCAATTGTTAAGAAATCAACTGGACTTCAACTTATTGAAAGTAGCACAGCTGGACCTCAACCAGACAAACCATTTTTTTCCTATGAAGTCATCTCGCCGTACATTCCAGTGACGATAGATGTCACTGATAATGAAGTATTTGAATTAGTAGTGTCTATTAAATGTCACACTGATTCTAGTATTCAGGCGCTTAATTTATCAGAGCAATTGAGGAAATATTTGAATAGCTTTTCTGTAAAAGTGGGATTACAAAATTCAAGAATAATATTAGTTAAAACAACCCAATCTAAAAAACGAGATAATTTCATTAGTATTGATTACGAACGTCTAGCTGGTTTTGATGCTCGTTTTAGAGTTCAAGACAGTTATGTTGACAATGCGGTAATTATCGAAAATATCGAATTACAGGAGGAAAACAAATGATTGAAAAAATTACAGATGTTAATGTAAAAATTGACATTATGCATCCACAGCCCATTGTTGGATTAGGAAATCCAGCAATTTTTGTTCAAGGATCTACTCAAAACTATAAAGAATATACAAGTTTAGAAACATTAGCAAAAGATTTTGCTACAACAACTACTGTTTATAAAAAAGCAGAAACTATTTGGAAACAGGAAAACAAACCACAAACTATTGCAGTAGTAACTTTTGTAGCAGACAAACCTTCTGAACCAGAGCAACCAGATAGCTTAATTGCTGGAAGTGGAATTATCGCCGCAGCTACAAGTTACTTTTATAATGATTGGCATTTTGCATTATTAGCCAACTTTGTCGAGGCAGATGCTTTGGCACTATCTAATTTAATTGAAGAAAACGAATTTAAGTTTTTAGTAATTCAGACAGCTACAGTTGACGAATTAACAGTTTTTACAGGGAACAATCTAACTATCGGTTTAGTTCATCCGTTAGAAGAATTTTTAGATGCTGCATTAATTGGTAATACTGCAAGCTTAACAGTCGGAAGTGTTACTTGGAAATTCCGACATAATTTAGTAGGGATTACACCTAACACATTAACTACCTCTCAACTACAAGCGATTGAGAAAGCTAATGCTATTGCTTATGTATCAAAAGCGGGAATCCCCCAAACATCAGAAGGAAAAACAATGAGTGGCGAATTTATCGATGCCCTGCATGGGGATCACTGGGTTAAATCAAACATTGAAACAAATGTTCAGCGCTTGTTATCAACGACAGATAAATTAACTTTTGATTCTAATGGAATTGCTTTATTAGATACAACCGTTGCAAATGTTTTGGAAACTGCATTTAATAACGGAATTGTAGATATTGTAGATGAAACTGGTGTTGGAAATTATAGTGTGACTGCTTTGGGACGTCAAGATTTAAATCCAGATGACATTGCAGCACGAAACTATAAAGGATTATCATTTAAATACAAACGTTCTGGAGCAATTCACACTGTTGATGTTACTGGAACAATTGAAGTCTAAAGGGGGAACTAACTAATGCAAAGCATGACAACTTATGATGCCAAAGAGGTATCTACTATTATTGACAATGTCGTCCAATTTGGCTTTCAAGATGGTGACATGGTATCTTTTTCAAAAGATAATTCGTATATTGAAGTACAAACAGATGCTCAAGGACAATCTAGTGCTGCGAAGAACAACGATAATTTAGGGACTTTTACAATTAACTTGTCTCAAAACTCACCATGTAACAAACAGCTGATGGCTTTAGCTAACGGTCGTAAAGAATTTGCAATTTCTGTGACACATTCAACTGAAAAAGCATGGGCATCAAAAGCCTATATTGAAAAAACGCCTGATGGATCGTTTGGTAAAGGCGTTCCAACTCGCTCTTACACGATTAAAGCATTAGATTACAAACACGAATATAACTAAGCACTTAACATCTCGTTAAGTGCTTTTTATTTAACTTTAGGAGGAATTTATCATGACAAAAAAAGATGAAGTAAAAGAATTAGAAGCGAAAAATAACATTCCAGAAGCAGAAAAAAAACCATTTAATAAGTTCGGAAAACAAGAAAAACATACTGTTGAAGATGTGGAATACACATTTCAATTTCCTGGAACACGCGCAGCCCAAGCGATTTTAGATAACTCAAAAGGACCATCAAATACTTTTTCTGACGTTGCTTACCACACGCAACTTATGGACTCAGTTATTGTTACACCAAAATTGAACTGGGACTATTGGGATGAACACGAAGGATATCGTGAGGTTATGGCATTAGCCGACAACTTTCTTGGTCGAATGCTTAACTAGCCCTAATCCGAGAATTACGGAAAGAGAAGTTCAAAAAGATATGTTTAGGTGGCTGCCTGTAATTGCAGGCATTGCCACTAAAGATGAAGTCGAAATTGCCACGGCAGAGGAGCTAGCAGTTTGGAACGAAGTAGCATATCAAAAAATAAATCTAACTAAATCAAGAGGAGGTGTCATCTAATAATGGCAGATGCGTTACGTAGTTCAGTAATCGAACTCGATTGGAAAATAAATAATAGATCGTTAGAGCGTGCCAATGAAGAAACTGATAAAATTCTTGCTAAAGCTGCACGAATGGAAGGTACTTATCAAAATTCAGCAAAATCCATAGATGGCGCCACAACCTCTTTAAAAAGAAATAGTGAAGGTTTAAAACAAAATACAGATAAAGTTGTCCAGTTCGGAAATCGAGCAAAAGATTCTATGCAAAAGACGACAAGCTCTGCTAAACAAACTGAAAAACAAGTAAAAGATGTTGGAAGTCAGTTTGATAAAAGTAAAAATTCTGCAAGTGTTTTCGCTCAATCTAGTGCAACATCTCTAAAAGTAGTTGGAAAAGCTGCGAAGGGTGTACAAACAAGTATTGGCCATATAGGTACTGTTGCAACAAAGGCTTCAGATGTTGCTTGGAATGCTTTTACAAAGATAAGAAATGGTGCAATGATAGCTGGTGCAGCAATCGCAGGAGCAGGCAAAAAGGCCTTTGACTATGCATCTGATACTAATGAAGCTTTAAACAAAGTAGAAGTAGCTTTTGGTGATAATAATAAAGTTGTGGAAGATTGGTCGAAGTCCACACTGACTAATATTGGTTTGGCACAAGGTACAGCGTTAGACTTAGCAGCTACATATGGAGATATGTCAACTTCAATGGGTATTGGTACAGAAGAAGCTGCAAAAATGTCTACTTCATTAGTTGACTTGGCAGGAGATCTTGCTTCATTTAAAAATATAGGAATTGACCGTGTAAATACTGCATTAAATGGTGTGTTCACTGGTGAAACTGAGGCGTTAAAAGGTTTGGGTATTGTTATGACTCAAACCAATTTGGAGCAGTTCGCAATGGCTAGTGGAGCGTTACAATCATCAATAGATAATTCTAAGGCTGCAAAGAATGCCATGGCAAGAGAAAAAGCTCAAGATCGTTTAAATAAAGCCATTAAAAAACATGGTGAAAATTCAATTGAAGCTAGAGATGCGCAGTTAAAATTAACAGAAGCAGAATCTAAAGGTGAAGAGGTTCAACAAGCAAAATTAGATTCTCTAAGTCAGGAAGAATTAGTACGCTTACGTTATAACTACGTAATGTCTAAAACTAAGAACTCCCAAGGCGATTTTGCAAGAACAAGTGATCAAGCTGCAAATGCCACCCGTGTTTTTACAGAGTCAATAAAGGAAACGTCTGCAAAGTTAGGGCAAGGTTTATTACCAATATTTACACCATTAATTATCAAAGCAACAGATTTTGTAAAAAAAGGTGAAGAAATACCAGATATGTTAGAAAATGTCGGCGCAAAAATTGAGCCTACAGCAAAACAAGTAATAAGGTATTTTGGTCAAGCAAAAGATTATTTTATTGATGAAGTAATTCCTACAGCTAAAAAGGTAGGTAAAGCTATAGGACCTGGCATTGCAGAAGGTGCTAAAAATATGTTTAACGTAATGGATAAAGGGTTTAAATATATTATTAAGCCAAGCATTCGTATACTCAAAGAATTTACTGATGAAAACCCTGTGGCTATGAAACAAGTTGGCAAATGGGCCACGTATGGTATTGGCGGTTTGCTAGGGTTTAAGCTAGTAGGTAAACCGCTGTTGGGCGTCTCAAAGGGAATTTTAGGTATTATTGGTAAACTAGAAAAGCTTGGGAACACTGCTCAGAGAGAAGCTTTTAAAACAAGAAAGGCTTTAGAAGATGTTGATTCTGCAGCTCAAAAAGCTAGCGCACCAACGCATACTACCGCTAGTCCAAATATACAGGAATCCTTACCGGTTGGATCTGTTGGCAAAATAGGAAAAGGTACTAAACTTTTTGGCGGAGTGAGAAGGTTTGCCAAATCGGTTCCTTTATTGTCTTATATTTCGGCAGGTTTAACTTTAACTCAAATTAATAAAAATAATAAGTTTGAAAAAATTGGTGATTCGTTAGGTTCTATCGTTGGTGGAGCATTAGGCGCTAAAGCAGCTACATGGGCTGGAGCTAAATTAGGTGCAGTAGCAGGAACGGCATTTGGTCCAATTGGCACTGTGATTGGAGGTATATTAGGAACAGCTGCTGGTTCGTCTTTTGGTTCAGTTTTAGGTAAAAAATTAAAAGAAAATTGGCCTGAAGTTTCTGCAATGATTGGAAAGCTTTGGGATACGTATAAAAAAGTGCCGTTTTATGGTCAAATTGCTCAAGCTGTAGAATCTGGGATTGTTCATGGTGCAAAATCTGGAAAAAGAATAATTGAAGAAGTTAAAGAATTCTTTCAAAAGCCCTTTAATGCTAATAATGTAAAACCTGAAAAAGGTGTATCAAAGAATTCTGCAAAACGCGTTAATTCCTACCTTAAAAATTACGATAAAATTATTAGCAAAGATACTGAAAGTAAGATTGCTGGACGTGTTCTTACTGATGAGGAAATAGCAGAAAGAAATAAAATTTTAAGCGATATGGAGAAACAAGTAACTGATCGCTTAGAAGGAAAGAAAAACAAATCTTATAAGAATATTGATAAATTATCAGAATTAGGTATTCTTAGCGATAAAGATGTTCAAAGTGCAAAAGCAGTAAGTACCGAATTAGCAACTTTCCGTAAAAGAGCATATTCAGATAATGTTAATGAATTAAAAAAATTAGAAAAAGAAGAACATGATGCTGGAATTCAAGCTGCTGAAAGATATACTGCTAGAATTAATGCTATTAAAGAAAAAGCACGTCTTGAAAATCGCGAATTATCTAAAAGTGATTTAGAAGAAATTGAATCAAATGAAAAAAGTGCTGCAGCAGCAACTCGAGTTGTACAAGAAGAGTATGCGCAAAAAAAAGCTGCTTTGAATGAAAACATGAAAAGACAAGCTGTCGGCGCTCTTTCAGAATCTGCAAAAGAGCAAAAAATCATTATGGGTAATTTGAAAAATGCATCAGGTGAGATTAGCGCGCAACAGGCTGCTGATGCTGTAGCAGCTTCATATAAAGCAAAAGAAGGTACAATTAAATCTGCAAATGAAAAATATGAAGAAACAAAGCGCATTTTAGATGAAGAAAGATATGTCAATGGTACTATTACTCAACAACAATATGATGATGCATTAAAAAAAGCCCAAGAACAAAGAGACGGTGTAGTCAAAGAAGCAGAAAAACAACATGAAGATGTTGTAACACAGGCTAAAAAGCAAGCGGAAGGTCATCTTGAACAAGTGGACTGGGAAACTGGACAAACATTATCTAAATGGGAAGTCTTTAAAAAGGATTCCAAAAAGAAATTTAAAGAGATTTGGGACGGAACAGTTGAAGGCGCTAAAAGTTTTGGTAAGGCCTTTGGTGAAGCTATGGATAAAGTTGTGTCTGGAGCATTAGAAACTTGGGATAATTTTAAAACAGGACTCGCCGATAAAGTAAATGCTGTTACAGGTGGTATTAATGTCGTATTAGATTTCTTTAGTATTCCTAAAATACCAGAATGGAAACCGAATACACCTAATTCTACTAAAAACAAGCATGGTCGCTCTTTTAGCACAGGATCTCGTGGTGCATCATACAGTGGTCAAGCTCTAGTTGGTGAAGAAGGTGTTGAATTAGCATATAACAAGAGCACTTCTTCAATGCGTTTATTAGGATCAAATGGTCCAGAAGTTACTAATGTAACATCGGGTGAACGGATTTTAAACCATTCAGATACAAAAGCTGTATTAAATGGTGGTATGGGGCAAGGAACAGTTTTACCAGGTTTCCATAAAGGTAAAGGAAATGGGCTTTCTGATTTTGTTGATAGTGCTAAGGATTTCGGTGCAAATACTGTTGATAAATTAAAAGACTTTGGATCTAATGCAGTAGATAAAGCAAAAGAAGTAGGAACGAAAGCTATAGAAAAAACTAAAGATATAGCTGAAACAGCAAAAGATTGGCTATCAGACCCGATTGGAAAAGTGACTGGCTTATTTAATAAGCATAACACTTATAAAAAGGGTAAAAATATCCAAGGTTTGGGACATGGTGTCATGAACAAACTAAAAGACACCAGTGCCGAATGGGTGAAAAATAAACTTGAAGCTTTCAAAGGTTTTTTTGATTCGGAAGATGGTGTCTCTTTTGGCTCAGGTGCTTTTGCTCCACATTTTGGATCACCATTTGTTCGTACTTCTGATTATGGTAAGCGACCAGGCCTCTATGGGGATTTTCACACGGGTATTGATTATGCTGCTCCAACTGGAACGCCTATTCCAGCTCAATATCCTGGTTTGGTTGATTGGGTTCAATCTTCTTCCATTGGATTAGGTGAGCACGTAGGAATTAAAGTTGCTGATAATCTATGGGCTATGTATGGACATATGAGCCGCATAAGAGCTAAGATGGGCGATAAAGTTAAAGCTGGTCAAATCGTCGGTGATGTAGGTTCTTCTGGTTGGTCAACTGGTCCTCATGTTCATTATGAACTTAGAAAAGGTGGACCAAATGGCCAACACGTAAACCCTGATACTTATGGTGGATCTGTTGGCGGTGTAGCGGTAGGGGCTGCAGGATGGGGTCCTCAAGTTAGAAAAGCAGCTAAATTAATGAATCAAGGGATAACAGATTCACAAGTGAATGGAATTTTGGCTCAAATCCAATTAGAATCTGGTGGAAATCAAAGTGCGATTCAGAGTCTAGCCGTAGATGATATAAACGCAAGAACTGGTAATTTAGCAAGAGGTCTTTTGCAATACACACCAACTACTTTTGAAGGATTTAAAGTGCGTGGTTATGAAAATATTATGAATGGTTTCCATCAGTTGGTAGCTTTTTTTAATAACTCAAATTGGCAAAATGATATCCAGTATGGGCGTTCGGGTTGGACTCCCAATGGTCATAGATTAAGGGCTTATGCTAAGGGAGGTCGTCCTTCAAAAGGTGAAACTGTTTTAGTAGGAGAGAACGGTCCAGAATTGTTCGAAGCAGATACAGCTGGAACTGTACATCCTCATGAAAAAACTAAAGCGCTCTTTAATCAAGGATCTCCATCTGTTAATTTTAGTCCTAATATTACTATCAATGTTGGGAATAATTCTGATAAATCTGTTGTTGGTGATATTAAAGAGGCTGTAAGACAAGCATTAGAAGATGAGTATGCAAAATTACTTAATATTCTAGGAACAGGAGAGGTTGTTTAATGGGATACATTCAGAGTGGTAAATCTAAAGTTGAGATTGTAAACGTCAGTGAGACTGTAACCAGTGCTGCTAATGTATCTCAATATCCTGTTGAATCAGGAGCACCAATCACTGACAATATGATGTATACAGGCGGTCCAGTCACAATTAGTGGCTGGATTCTCGCTAAAAATGGTAACGCTGCAGAGCAAGCTTACAATACATTAGTTGCATGGCAAAAAGATGTTCGTTGGATTGTTTATCGAGGCAGATCATATTTTAAAAATGCAGTTATACAAGATATCAGTAAAGGGTATGACACAGTGGAAAATGGTTTCACTATAACAATTACGTTACAACCCATACGTGTAGCTAAGACTATTTGGGAGAAGATTCCACAACCGCCAGTTGCAAAACAACCTTCGAAACCAAGTAATGCGGTATATGTGACAGTTCAGCCAGGAAATACTTATTGGGGTTGGTGGCAACAATATGGTACGTCTATTCAGCAATTAAGAGATTGGAACAAGTGGCCAGATAGATTTATACCCATAGGCGCTCGTGCGCGTGTGAAATGAGGTGACTAAATGTCTTTAAGAGCATATATTCCTATTGATAAATATTCATTACCTGAAAAATTCGAAATACCTTTAGGTAATACAAATTACATTTTTGAGGTGGACTATAATCAAACAGAAAAATTTTTTACTGTAGATCTATATGACATAGATCATACACCGATAGCTATTGGTGAGCGTATGGTAATCGATGAAAGACTTTGGCAAGACATTGTAGATACTCGTTTACCTTCAGCAGATTTGGTGCCGATGGATGAGTCGGGAGCTTCAAAAGAAATAACTTTTGAAAATTTTGGTATTCAGGTTTTCCTTTATATAGATGATTTACCTCCGAATTATAATGTTCCAAGTTTGGAAAGGGAAGATAATTAAATGGGAAATACGCAATGGCAACGATTATTACAAATTGAAATACACGACAAGAATGGGAAGAATCGAGTTCTACTAAGAGCTGATTCAGGCAGGTTGGATCGGTTAGAAATTCACTTTACAGCACCTTTTTCTGACTCACCTAATCCATCTGAAGTGAGTGTGACAATATACAATTTAAATAAAAAAAGTATTGATTTTATTAAGAAAGGAAATCCAGTCTATATCCAC